GGTGGATGGTGAACGTGGGGGCCGACCTTTTTGCATCATGAAGTTTTCCGTCTTCCGCGACATCAACAACGTCGACCAGCCCCACGACCGGGATATGGCGTGGGTCATTGACCGCATCCGCTCTGGGGGCAACCGCGCCCTCATCGAGCGCATCCGCACCATCGAGACCAAGGCCGAGCGTGACAAGCTCAAGAAGCAGCTGATGTCCATCTGCTTCTCCGGCACCTTCCTGCGCCGTGAGGACCGCAGCATCGAACGGCACAGCGGATATATGGTCGCCGACTTCGACCATGTGACAGATCTAGAGGCGCTGCGCACAACCCTCTGCGCGGACAAGTACACGCACGTCCTTTTCACCAGCCCCAGCGGTGATGGTCTGAAGGCGGTGTTCAAGGTGCCTGCAAACGCCAAGGAGCACAAGGCACGGTTCCGCGCCCTGATGGAGTACTTCAACAGGGAGGACTTTGATCCTAAGAATGGCAACCTGTCCCGTGTCTGCTACGAGAGCTGGGACCCGGACATCTACCACAACCCCGATAGCGAGACGTTCACCGCCATCGTTGAGGACCAGCCATATAGGTTCGCCACCGAGCGGCCTCGCGTGGTCCTTCGCAGCGCTGACCGCATCATCGCCAAGCTGCAGAAGTGGAGCGACCGTCGGTTTCCCATCACCGAGGGGCAGCGCAACGATAACCTGTTCAAGCTGGCATCAGCGATGAATAGGTTTGGCGTAGCCAAGCTGTCGGCCGAAACGCACCTCAAGCAGTATGCGCAGGAGGGCTTCGACGTGGATGAGATCATGCGGGTGGTGGACAGCGCCTACCGTGACACCAGCGCACACGGAACGGAGGGCTTCAATGACGACGAGACGGAGGAGCATATCCGCAGCCGCTACCAGGCTGGCGCCTGTTTCGATGACATCGACCAAGAGGTCGAGCCTTTCATCAAGGACAAGGCAGAACGGGCAGCCACCATCGAGGATGTCATCGGGGATGTGGACAGTAATAGCTGGTGGTCCAAGGACAAGCAGGGCCGCGTCAAGGTGGACAACTACAAGTTCAAGAAGTTCCTTGAGCTGCATGGCTTCCGCAAGTTCTACCCGACGCCTGGCGGGATGTTCGTGTTCGTGCAGGTGAGCAAGAACCTCGTGCGCAACTGCTCCACGACGAACATCAAGGACTTCGTGATGCACTTCATCGAAGGCATCGGAGACCGTGCCTTATACAACTTCATGGCCGGGAAGCCTGGCATGTTCAAGGATGAATACCTGAATATGTTGGATGCACTCACGTTGCCGTTCGCTCGTGACACGGCCACCTATGGCACGCTGTTCTACCTGAACGCAGCGGTGCGCATCTACAAGGGTGGCGGCGTCGAGCTGGTGGATTATGCCGACTTAGGGGCCTATGTATGGGCGGACCATATCATACAGCGCACCTATGCCCATGACGCCATCGACGATGGCGAATGGTGCCGGTTCGTGGAGCTGATCAGCAGCGAGAACATGGAGCGGGTCAAGGCGCACCGCACCACCATCGGATACCTGCTGCACGGATACAAGGACAAGACCAACAACGTGGCCGTCATCTACAACGATGGCGTGCTCAACGAGAACCCGAACGGTGGCAGCGGCAAGGGCATCATCATGCAGGCCATCGGCAAGCTCAAGCGTGTGAGCATCATCGACGGTAAGACCTTCTCGTTTGACAAGGGCTTCCCGTACCAGACGGTGACCGCTGACACGCAGATACTGCTGTTCGACGATGTGGGCAAGAGGTTCCAGTTTGAGCGGCTGTTCAGCGCAATCACCGAGGGCCTTGAGGTGGAGAAGAAGAACAAGGATGCCGTGCGCATTCCTGTTGAGCTATCGCCCAAGGTGGTTATCACCACCAACTACACGGTGCAGGGCAAAGGTGGGAGCCACGAGCGGCGCAAGTGGGAGGTGGAAATGTCGCCGTACTTCAACGCTAACAGGAGGCCAAAGCAGGTGTTCGGTCATAACCTCTTCGAGGATTGGGATGACCTGCAATGGGTGAGGTTCGACAACTACATGGTCAGGTCGTTGCAGATGTACCTCGAGCACGGGCTATACGAGTGCAGTTGGGAGACCCAACACATTCGCAAGTTCATCAACGAGACCTCACCGGAGTTCTGGGAGTGGCTGGATGATGAGAGCAACGAGCCGAAGCTGCGGCTGGGCGAGGTGCACTACCGGGCACAGCTGATGGAGGCGTTCGTGAAGGAATACCCGGACTGGGATCGGTTCAAGTACAACCTGACGGGACGCAGATGGGCTATGTGGCTGGAGGCATACGGCGCGTTCAAGGGCTGGGAGGTGATGAGCGAGCGGAACCAGAACGGGCATTACACCAAGTATGTGCTACCTGGCACACCGAAGGAAGAGCAGGAAGCTGAACCAAACGAAGCACCATTCTAAACACAACACACACACACACATGCAGTACGATGATTTCATAGACGGCAAGCGGCACAAACCGTCAAGCCACGGGATAGATCCGTGGTATATCCCGGACGGGATGTTCGATTACCAACGCTACGTGAGCGAATACGCCATCCGCAAAGGGCGGTGCGCGGTGTTCCTCGATACGGGGTTGGGTAAGACGCTTATCGAACTGACCACGGCGGTCAATTACCGACAGCACACGGGCAAGCCTGTCCTTATCCTGACCCCGCTTGCCGTGGCGTTTCAGTTCATTAAAGAGGCTGAGAAGTTCGGGATAACGGACATCCAATACAGCAAGGACGGCAAGCACGATGCCGGTATCGTGGTGTGCAATTACGAACGCCTCGACAAGTTCAACGCCGATGACTTTGGTGCTGTTATCCTTGACGAAAGTTCCATCCTGAAGAACTTTGATGGGGCCATCAAAGCAAGCGTTACCGCGTTCATGCGCCGCGTGCCTTACCGATACCTGTTCACCGCTACGCCAAGCCCTAACGACTTTATCGAGCTGGGGACAAGTTCGGAGGCGCTGGGATATATGGGCTATATGGATATGCTCGGCAAGTACTTTGCCAACAATGACAACAATATCCGCCCCCATGACATCGGCACAAAGTTCTACCTAAAGCCGCACGCTATTGACGCATTCTTTCAGTGGGTTAGCGGCTGGTCCATTTCGATGCGCAAACCATCGGACCACGGCTTTAGCGATGCCATGCACGTATTACCCAAGCTGCACACGAACCTACACGCCGTGCGGAACGAAGAGAATTGGGTAATAAATGGGCAGGCGCTAATGTTTAACATTGTGGCCAAGTCCATGAGCGAGGTGCGTCAAGAGCAGAAGATGACACAAACGGGCCGATGTGAACGCGCCTTTGAGCTTGTGCAAGGTCATGACGCTTCGGTGTACTGGTGCAACTTCAACGACGAAGGCGACCTATTGGAACATATGGACAAGGACGCAAAGCAGGTAAGCGGGTCCATGGACATTGACAAAAAGGAAGAGCTACTAATGGCTTTCAGTTCGGGTGAACTCAAGCGGCTGATCACCAAGCCGAAGATTACCGCCTTCGGCCTTAACTGGCAGCACTGCGCACACACCGTGTTCTTTCCGACTTTCAGTTATGAACAGTACTACCAAGCTATCCGCCGATTTTGGCGCTTTGGGCAGAAGCGGGAGGTGATGGTGGACATCGTTCACAGCGATGGGCAAAAGCGGGTGATAGATGGCCTGTTCAGCAAGTCCGCCAAGATGGACGAACTATTCACGCGCCTCAATAACAGCCTCAACGAATACCACGAGCCTTCACGGGCGGCTTTTGATAAGCCCGTTTCACTACCTTCTTTCCTTCAACAAACACAACACGCATAAACAATGGTTAAACAGCAACTGATCACCGACGACTTCGCTATCTACAATAGCGATTGTATGTACGTCCTGCCAACCCTGCCGGACAAGTCTATCGACTTGAGCGTGTACAGCCCGCCGTTCATGGGCCTGTACAATTACAGCAGCTCGGAGAATGACATGAGCAACTGCGAAAGCACGGAGCAGTTCATGGAGCAATACGCCTTTCTCGTGAAAGAAATCGCCCGCGTCACCAAGCCGGGACGCATCACCGCCGTGCATTGTCAGGACGTTCTTTTGAACGTCACGGAAAACCATCTGTATGACTTTCCGCATGACATCGTAAAGCTGCACCTCGATAACGGGTTCCACTTTGTGAACCGCATCACCATTTGGAAAGAACCGCTAAAGGTTCGCATCCGTACAATGGTGCGAAGCCTGATGCACAAGCTAATCGTGGAAGATAGTACCGGATGCTTCACGGCCCAGCCCGACTACCTTTTGATCTTCAAAAAGGCTGGAAAGAATGAAGTGCCAGTAACGCACCCGGAGGGGCTGAAGCGTTACGCCGGGGCAACTCCTTTGCTGCCTGAAATGGAACGCAGGTATGGACCTTGGGAGCACATCAAAGCGAAGTACCGCGATTGGAAAGACCACCGCACGAACAAGCTATCGCACATCATTTGGCAGCGGTACGCTTCAAGCGTATGGGATGACATCCGCATTGACAACGTTCTGAAGTTCAAAGAGGCCCGCGAAGATGACGACGAAAAGCACGTTCACCCTTTGCAGCTTGATGTTATCGACCGCATCATTGAGCTATACAGCAACCCAGGCGAGACGGTGCTAACGCCATTCATGGGTGTGGGGTCGGAGGTGTACAGCCCAGTAAGTATGGGCCGCAAGGCTATTGGCATTGAGTTGAAGGACAGCTATTACAAACAGGCTATCCGCAATCTTGACACGGTAAAAGACCGATTCTCAAATGAGAGTGAGGCGGAGCTGGATTTTACAAGTGTTGAGGAAATCAAAGAATGATAACCCTACGCCCATACCAGACCAACGCGGCCAAGCGCCTTGCCACCATCATCCTCACCCACCACGTTGCATATCTCCGTGGTGAGGTGAGGACCGGAAAGACGCTGACCGCGTTCGAGACCGCCCGCCACATCGGTGCCACCAAGGTGCTGGTGGTGACCAAGAAGAAGGCCATCGCATCCATCCAGCGTGATGCCTCGGCCATCGGCGTGGAGGCCACCGTGACCAACTACGAGCAACTCCCGAAGCTCAAGGGCACATC